CAAGTTTGCAATATGAAGTTTCTCCATTTGAAAAGAAGTCGTTCAAGGTGGAAGAGCTATTCGATCTTGAAGACGATGGAGAAGCGGAAAAGAGGTAGGCCTAGAAAAATAAGATTTGAAGATAGATATGATGTTATAGATGAGCAAGTAGAGAAAAGAAGAGGTAAGTGGTTTTTAAAAGCGATATCATGGATTTCCTGGGATGATGTCTCACAAATAATAAAAACTCATATATATAACAAGTGGCATTTATGGGATCAAAAAAGACCGCTTGAACCTTGGCTCAACAGAATAATATCCAATCAAATCAAAAACATTCTAAGAAATTACTATAGTAATTTTATTAGGCCGTGCAATCAGTGTCCTTTTAATGTTTCTGGCGCGATTGATAACATTAACGATGAAAACTATTGTTCTTGGACTAAAAGTGGCAAGCAAGACTGTACTTGTCCGCTTTATGCTAAATGGGAGAAAACTAAGAAATCTTCATTTAATATAAATATGGCCGTCAATATAGATGACAGTTCTAATTTTATTAAACAAGAAAAACAATTTGACATTGATAAAGCTAATCAAAAACTTAATATTTTAATGAGAGAAAATTTAAGTGAAAAACATTATATCATATACGAAATGATTTATATAAAAAATTTAGACATTAATAAAGCTGCAGAAAAGCTTGGTTATAAAAGTAATGAAAAGGGAAGGAAAGCGGGTTACAAACAAATTAAAAATTTTGAGAAGATGTTTAAAGAGTTGGCTAAAAAATTAATTAGAGATAATGATGTAATATGAACTTAACTGAAGAACAAAAAGAATTTATTAGAAATAACTATAATATTATTTCTGATTTGATTGAGCTAACAAGGAGAACATTTGATGACGATTCTCTTGACGGCAGAACTAAAGAGGGTAGAGCTGTAAGGCAGTACTTAGTTTCTAATGATTTACAATATAGCACAACAAAAAAAGAAAAAAGAGAAGAAATTGAATTTACTGAAGAGCAACAACAGTTTATTATTCAATATGCTAAAGAAGACATGTCTGCTTATGAAATATCAAAAATTCTCTTTCCTGACATAAATGTAACAAATTTAAGTAAAGAAGTAATAGAAGTTGCTAAATTTATAGAAAACATCGATGAAAGATTATTGCATCCAGATGAGAATGCAATGAATGCTAAATACTTCCCTCCAAGGTCAGCATCTAGAGCAATTAAAAAAATTAATAATTACTGTCAAGAAGAATTAAATGAAAAAGAATTATCAAGACAAGACATAGATAACATAGAAAGCACAATAAAATTTTTATCTGCACCTAGATTCGTACAAGCTATTAATACTTATAATAGTTTAGATGATAGAGAATTGTTTGAAGCTGAATATATAAGATCTACATGGAATAAACCAGACTTAACAAGTGATGAATTAAATTTATACATTAATGTTTGTATGGATTATATTCATTTAAAGAATATTAGTAAAGCTATTGACAAATTAAATAGAATGTTCGAAGAGTGTGAAGATCAACAAGATATGACTGTTAGGCTTGCAGAACTACTTAAAACAAAAAGTGAAGAATACAATCAATGTGAAAAACGTCAGGAAGCTTTAATTTCGCGTTTAAATGGAGATAGAAAAGAACGTATTAAAAATCAACATAGAAATAATGCATCTATACTATCTTTAGTAAAACTCTTTCAAAACGAAACTGATAGAAAGCGTATGGTTGAAATGGCAGAAAAACAAAAATTATTAATAACGGAAGAAGCTGACAGGCTAGAAAACATGGATGTCTGGAAGGCAAGAGTTTTGGGGATCTCTAAAGACGATGTCGTGTAATTTATCTAAATACGAAAGTAGTTTGGGTCAAAGGTATTATACCTTACAGTTGACCTTTAATTTATTTCAGAGTCTTCGGGGTGAATCTATTTTTCAAGTCGGGTGTCAATCTAGAGAAAACCAATACGCTAGTTTTGATTTGGTAGATATTTTTGCTAAATTATGTATGGATATACCTAATAGTACTTACGATATTTATCATGATGATACAAATTTAAAAAGGGTAGCTCAAATAGAAAGAATAATATATTCAGATTATAACCCCAACAAAATAAGATTAAAAAACATAATTAATTATGATGAATATGGTACAAAGTATATAGACTTATTAATATTAAATGATATATGCTATCCTATACATGAATTAACAGAACATATGAGTGATAGTTTAAATTTCTTAGAAGCTAGGAATATATTAAACGGAATGAGTGAATCTGAATTAAATAAGCTCTACAAGGACATTATTGATCCATGTAGGGTAAAAGTACTAACAGAGTACGAAACCTTTAAGAGTCGCCTCAGTCGCTCTGCAATCGTACTTCTAGAAGGAAACGATTATCCTGGCGGCTCACAAACTCTTCTTGCCAAGAGGCAATTGGAGAGTGATGGATTTATTTGTTTATTAGATTCAAAACAATCAATATGGATTAGGCGTTGAGTGTAAAGTGTAAAATATGTGATGCGGAGTTTAAGTCCGAGAGATCCTTACATGCTCATATTAAGGCTCATGGTGTTTTATTGTCAGAATATTATATAACATATTATCCTAGATATAATTTATATACTAATGAATTAATTCCTTTTAAGAACAAGGATCAATATTTTTCTACTTATTTTTCTAATAATGTTGAAATGGAAAAATGGGCAGCGACAGCTGACCAAGAGCATGTACAACAAATACTACTTGATATATTAGGCAAAAGAATAATTAGTAAGAATTTACAATACGCCCCGAATCATTTAGAATTAAAGCTGCTTGATCTACCAAATATAGAAATATATAAAACATATTTCGGGTCATACAATGAAGCCTGCCGAAGGCTTCAGGTTGAGCCACTATTAAATAAAAGTATAAAAGGTAAATTTTTAAAAGACAGTAAAAATTTAAATGATATGGAAATACTGATAGATACTAGAGAGCAAACTCCATTAAAGTTTTCTAATAGCAAATCTCATAAATTAGATTTTGGAGATTACACCGCATCAGGAGATTACTACAATAAAACTTATGTAGACAGAAAAAGTGAAACCGACTTTAAGTCTACCATGACGGTTGGATTCGAGAGATTCAGAAAAGAATTAGAAAGAGCGAAAAATTTCGACTCATTTATGTATATTGTAACAGAAAGTTCGATAGATAAGATTATTAATAATAATAGTTTTGGAGCTCACAAGTCAAACCTAAAGTTCGTCTGGCATCAAATGAGAATTTTATCTCATGAGTTTGCTAGAAATTGTCAGTTTATTTTTTCTGGCGGTAGAAACAGATCTCAAAATTTAATCCCTAAACTTTTAGAAGCTGGGGAAGAAATGTGGCACTCAGACGTTCAATACTATATTGACAAAAGGATATTAAAGATATGAGTTGGGAAAAGGGAACACAAAACAGAAGACCTAAGGAAAGAGATATAAATGAAATTATATCTCAAATGGATGGTTTTATAGAAGAAAGAGACGCAAAACTTTTATTGTATGAGTTTCTCAGGGAAAACATTACATTCAGCACTAACTTATTAGCTGGAGTCGATTTATTTCCTTTCCAACACATGGCTGTAAAAGCTATGTTCGAAAGTGATTATTTTTTAGGGGTATGGTCTCGTGGTATGTCAAAGTCATGGACTACTGGTATTTTTGCATTTATGGATGCCATAATGAATCAAGGTGTTGATATTGGTATTTTATCAAAATCTTTTCGTCAGGCTAAAATGATTTTCAAAAAGATTGAAGATATAGCATCTAAACCTGAAGCTCAATATTTATCTCAATGTATAACAAGAACTTCTAAAGCTAATGACGAATGGGTTATGGAAATAGGTAATAGCTCAATAAGAGCTTTACCTCTTGGTGATGGATCTAAGCTCCGTGGTTTTAGATTTCATAGAATTATTATTGACGAGATGTTATTGATGCCTGAAAGAATATACAATGAGGTTATTGTGCCATTCTTGTCTGTAGTACCTAATCCAAAAGAAAGAGAAGATTTATATAATTTAGAAACTCAACTTATTGAAAAAGGCGAAATGAAAGAAGAAGAAAGATACGTTTGGCCCAACAATAAATTGATAATGTTATCCTCTGCAAGCTATAAGTTTGAATATCTATATAAGCTTTATGAAAATTTTGAAAACTTAATTTTACAACAAGATCAAGGCAATAATAGTGCAACAAGGTCGATCATGCAGTTTTCTTATGATTGCGCTCCCAAGCAACTTTTTGATGAAAATTTGATAGAGCAAGCTAAGTCAACAATGAGTCAAAGCCAGTATGACAGGGAGTTTGGTGCAGTTTTCACAGACGATAGCTCAGGATATTTTAAGATATCTAAAATGCAACAATGTTCAATTGAGGACGGAAGTAACCCATCTATAGAAACTAAAGGTGAAGCTGGCGAAGATTATTTATTGTCATTTGACCCTAGCTGGGCGGAAAGCGAAAGCTCTGACGATTTTGCAATGCAAGTATTTAAACTAGATAAAGAAAACGGAAACGGCACTTTAGTTCATGTTTATGCTATGGCTGGAGAAAGTTTAAAAAATCATATTAATTATTTTCATTATTTATTAACTAATTTTAATATTGTTGCTATTGTTGGTGACTATAATGGTGGAGTACAATTTATTAATGCTGTAAAGGAAAGTTCTTTATTTAAATCTTCAGATATAAAAGTTAATGTAATAGAGACTGAGTTTGATGATTTAGAAAACTATAAAAAATCTTTAAGATTAGCCAAAAGAGAATTTGAAGAGGATGGAATACCTTGTTGTTTAAGAAAGCCTACATCTAATTGGATACGAAGAGCCAACGAGCTTTTACAAGCTAATTTTGATCATAAAAGAAT